GTCTTATCTGGATAGGGATGAAGATGTCTTGCGTTATCAGGGTCTGGCATTTAGCTGGATAGGCTTTGACGAACTGACACAATGGGCCACACCATATGCATGGAATTACATGCGAAGTCGTCTACGGTCCACTGCACCAGACTTGCCCATTTTTATGAGGGCAACAACCAACCCCGGAGGTAGAGGGCATCACTGGGTTAAGAAAATGTTTATTGACCCCGCACCTTACGGAACAACTTTTGATGCCACAGATATTGAAACAACAGAAGTCTTGCGATACCCAGCAGGACATAGCAAGGCTGGAAAGGCTTTATTTAAAAGACGATTTATACCAGCAAGACTTTCTGATAACCCATACCTTTCGGAAGCAGGTGATTACGAAGCAATGCTTCTTTCCCTTCCTGAACAACAACGCCGTCAGTTGCTTGAGGGGGATTGGGACATCAAAGAAGGTGCTGCCTTTACAGAGTTTGATAGGAATGTTCATGTTATTGAGCCTTTCAATATTCCTAATAACTGGGTTAAGTTTCGGGCTTGCGACTATGGCTACGGTAGCCACTCTGGTGTGCTTTGGTTTGCCGTATCGCCTAATGAGCAACTTATCGTATATAGAGAATTATACGTCAGTAAAGTTCTAGCTACAGACTTGGCTGATATGGTAATGAACCTAGAAGCTGAAGACGGTAATATAAAGTATGGAGTACTTGACAGTTCTTTGTGGCATAAGCGTGGTGATACAGGACCATCCCTTGCAGAACAAATGATTGGTAGAGGTTGTCGTTGGAGGCCGTCTGATAGAAGCCGTGGCAGTCGGGTAGCTGGCAAAAACGAAATACACCGTAGACTACAGATAGATGAATTTACAGAGGAACCTAGACTTGTTTTCTTTAATACTTGCACAAATACGGTGGCCCAACTCCCCGCATTACCAATCGACAAGAAAAACCCGGAAGACATTGATACAACGTCTGAAGACCATTTGTATGATGCATTAAGATATGGTATAATGTCCAGACCAAGATTTAGTATATTTGACTACGACCCAATGGGCAGACCCGGCGGCACTATGCAGGTAGCAGATGCAACCTTTGGATATTAAGGAATTTTCGTATGGCTGAAGATGACAACATTATGATAGAAGATGATGCAATTTCTCTGGAAGATACAGAGGATAGCACAGTAGAAGATGTAGATGTTTCCAACATTATTGGTTATATCACAGAACGGTACACTCGTGCAGAAGATTATCGCTATCAAGATGAAGAGCGTTGGCTAAAAGCATATCGTAACTATCGGGGTCTATACGGACCAGATGTACAGTTTACAGAAACAGAAAAGTCTCGTGTATTTATTAAGATTACAAAAACAAAAACACTAGCTGCTTATGGTCAAATTGTTGATGTACTGTTTGCAAATAATAAGTTTCCATTATCTATTGACCCTACGGAACTTCCTGAAGGCGTGGTTGACGATGTGCATTTTGACCCACAGGAACCTGCACAGTTAGGCGGGGAAGCTGCTGAATTAGAAAGTCCTTATGGTTTTGCTGGCGATGGTGAAGAATTACCACCGGGTGCTACAGCAAAAACTTTGATGGACAAGCTAGGCGCACTGCGTAATAAACTTATGCCTATTGAAGATAAGTTGCGCGAAGGAACAGGTCTTACCCCTACTGCTATTACGTTTAGCCCAGCTATGATTGCTGCAAAAAAGATGCAGAAAAAAATTCACGACCAATTAGAAGAGTCTGGTGCTACTAAACATTTACGTAATACAGCATTTGAAATGTCTTTGTTTGGTACAGGTGTTATTAAAGGACCATTTGCTACTGATAAAGAGTATCCTAATTGGAATGATGATGGTGAGTACGACCCAGTATTTAAAACAGTTCCAGAAATTAGCCATGTATCTGTGTGGGATTTTTATCCCGACCCTGATGCAAACAACATGGATGAGGCACAGTTTGTAATCCAACGACATAAGATGTCACGTTCTCAATTGCGTAATCTTAAAAAACGTCCGTACTTTCGTGATGCAGTTATCAATGAAGCCATTCGCATGGGCGAAAACTATACCAAAAAATATTGGGAAGATGACTTGTCTGACTATGCACCAGAGCATGGTGTAGACCGTTTTGAAGTTCTTGAGTATTGGGGTATGGTAGATGTTGACATTCTCCTTGACCAGAACGTAGAGATACCAAAAGAACTGCGTGACTTCGATGAACTGCAGGCCAATGTTTGGATTTGTAACGGTAAACTGTTACGCATGGTTCTCAATCCATTTAAACCTGCCAAAATTCCATACCATGCTGCGCCATATGAATTAAACCCATATTCATTTTTTGGCATCGGTATTGCTGAAAACATGGATGATACGCAGACACTGATGAATGGTTTCATGCGTATGGCTGTTGATAATGCTGTACTATCTGGCAACTTGCTTATTGAAATAGACGAAACCAATCTAGTTCCGGGACAGGACTTGTCGGTATATCCGGGTAAGGTATTCCGCAGACAAGGCGGCGCACCGGGACAGGCTATCTTTGGTACAAAGTATCCTAACGTGTCTAGTGAAAACATGATGATGTTTGATAAGGCTCGTGTACTGGCAGATGAAAGTACAGGCTTCCCATCATTTGCACACGGACAAACTGGTGTATCAGGTGTAGGCCGTACTGCTAGTGGTATCTCTATGCTTATGAACGCTGCTGCTGGCGGTACAAAGAATGTTATTAAGAATGTAGACGACTATTTGCTTCGCCCATTAGGTGAAGGTTTCTTCCGCTTTAATATGCAGTTTGATTTTGACCCGTCTATTAAAGGCGACCTAGAAGTTAAAGCACGTGGTACAGAAAGTCTTATGGCTAACGAAGTACGTAGTCAACGTTTGATGCAGTTCTTGCAAGTAGCAAGTAATCCTGCTCTTGCTCCATTTGCAAAGTTCCCATATATTGTACGGGAAATTGCAAAGTCAATGGACCTTGACCCCGATAAAGTAACCAACAATATGAATGAAGCTGCGTTGCAAGCGGAGATACTCAAGGGTTTCCAGCAGCAACAACCAACACCTGAAGGTCAACCACAAGCACCGGCAGGTGCAGATGCTATGGACCCAACAGGTGCAGGTGGCGGCAATATTGGTGTAGGACAGGCTCCTGTGCCGGGTGAACAAGGATTTAGTGCAAATAATGGACAAGCAAATATTGAGCAGGCTCAAGCCGCTGGTGGGCAACAACCGCCAGTGGGAAGCATTCAATAGTTATATTGATTCGCTTATAGACCAACAACATAAATCACTAGAGCAATCTGAGAGTACCGTAATGATGCATCGTGCGCAAGGTGCTATTACTACTCTACGTAGATTAAAACTCTTACGAGATGAGGTAATTAATAATGGCTGATAGAGTAGGAACACAGACAGGAGAAAAAACGACAGCAGGTCGGGATGTGTACAAAACTCCTGAAGGAGAAAATGTTTCTGAAAAATCGGTTACAATAAAATTTGGTGATAATGCGTATGTTAATGCCCCATCTATACACGATGGTGTACAGTATAATGAAGATGAGATTAAACAAATGCTACTTGATGGTAAAATTAAACCTACAAGTCGGCATGATACTTTAGAAGAAGCACTTGAGGCTGCGCAAGCAAGAAGTGCAACACTTATGAAAGAGGGTGGTATGGCTAGACAAATGGACCTATTTGACGAAGGTGGCCTTATGCAAGAAGGTGGCACAGTAGACCCAGTATCTGGTAATGATGTACCGATAGGTTCTACACAAGAAGAAGTACGTGACGACATTCCTGCACAATTAAGCGAAGGTGAATTTGTCATGCCAGCGGATGTTGTTCGCTATCATGGTTTAGATAAAATGATGGCATTAAGAGACGAAGCTAAAATAGGTCTTGCTCGTATGGAAGCGATGGGGCAAATGGGTAATTCAGAAGAAGCTACTATTCCAGATGGTATACCTTTTAACATGGATGACCTTGATATTGAAGATGATAATGAAGGTCCAATGGAAATGCAAGTTGGTGGATATGTGCCAAACCAACCAGCTTATGGACAACAACCCTATCAACAGCAACAACAACAACAACCTTATCAACAACAACCTTATGGTGTGTACCAACCACAAATAGCTGGCGGTTTTAGCGTTCCTTCACAATTTGCTAATTATGCACAGACAGTGCAACCCGCTTCACAGTTTCAACCGTTTGGACAACCTCAATATACACAGCCGGGACAAGGCGGTTATTTGCCTTCATTTTATAATGTACCAACAGGAACTGGGACAGAACCCGGATACACATTTGGTCAATTGATGCCAACTATAGGCGGCGTATCAGAAACACGTGAGTACAGGAACGAAGCAGGTCAGTCTTTATACATTCCATTTATTAATGGCGAACCAGTATATCCAATTCCAGAAGGTTATACAGAATATGTACCTGAAGATATTGCTCCAGCTGAACCTGACCAACCGGGTACTACACAGCCTACTGATGGTGGTGACAGAGGCGGCGATGAAGATGTGTTATCAGATACAACAGCAGTTCAAACAGCAAAAGCAATGACAACACTTGGTTTTGCACCAGCAACTGAAGTGGACCATGCGCAAGCATTTGGTGGACATAAAGTATTTGGTATTCAAAATCCAGAGTTACGTTCTGCTACATTTGACCAAGCAAAGTATCAACTGGCTTCAATTATGCCTACATCATCTATTGCAAGTGCATTAGCAACAGAATTTGGTTTTATGGATGCTTCATATAACGACATGGCTATTGCAGGCAATTTAGGTAAAAAAGCTGGACTATCTGTTATGGGCATGACAAATGCTTCTCAATTAAATACTAAAGAACAAGCTACCTTATTAGGCAACGTAATGTCTGCGGCACATAGCGCACGTAAGAAAGGTCTAGATGTAGCAAAAGCTATTGAGGATGCTATTGCTAGACCTGAAAATCAAGCTGCTATTAGAGCAGGTGCGCAATCCGCAATGAAAGATTTAGGGTTTAATCCGGCAGAGGTAAATAATCCAGCAGCAGTAGAAGCAGCTGCAGCAATGTACGGTGATATTGCAAGGAATCTGGATAAAGACATAGCGGATGCAACAAAGGCAGGAACGGTTACAAGTAGAGACCCTAAAACAAGGGCCAAAGTCGGTGTAAAAGCAGGTAGTGGTTTTTTGATGTCGGATGCCGCATTAGCAAAAGTAAATGCCCTTAAAGAACAACAAAACAGAGCGATTGCAAAAGCTAAAGCAATTGCTGTTCAAGACCCTAAAGCAGCAGCTGCTGTCGCTGTTGGTAATATTGAACGAGGTGATGCTGTAAGAGGTACACCTACAGCCGGAGATGTAGCAAGAGCGAAAGATGCAGCAGCTGCGGCAACAAGTGCTAATGTTGGTGGATATGGTAATTATGGCGGGTATGAAGATGATGACCCGGGTACACCCGGTCCGGGTACTGGACCATCTGGCCCATCTGGTATAGGTGTAGACGAAACTGGTCCAGACTGGGGTGATAGCAATACTGG